AATTTATTGGGATATTGGAATACACGTAATAATTCGGGAATATTGGGGCCGTTATTGTTCGCGAGGGCGATACAGGGGAATATAATATATAAGAGGAATACATTTATTAGTTTGATACAGACATTAAGTATAATTACACAGAATTCGTTAAATTATTTACAGTGTAAACAGGAGTTGGGAGAGGATGCGGAGGTATTTATAGAGTATAAGAGTGGTAAGATATTAGATTTCCATTTGCCGATTATTATGAATCCGGATGGTTCTTATAGTTTTATATTGAATAATTATATTTTTATGAAATTATTAAATCCGCAGTTGGAAAATCAAATTACAGGATCACAGATAGTACAGATAAAACCGACATCATTATTTGCATATGGATCAAGCGATATTTATGAATATGATGGTGGATTGAAGGGTTATGATGTTAGAGTAGAAGCAACAAATCAGACAAATTGTAATAATCCGGCAACTACTGCGGCAAATACAAACAAGGTATTAACTAAGGATATAGATAATTTGTTTGCGAAGATAAAATTTTCACCGAGTGGAGGATCTTGTGAGGTTAATAAAGCATTTACAAATGAATTAGTATATTTTGATGGGAATGTGACGAATTTGGATCAGTTTGTAGTGCAGTTGGTTGATTTTGAGGGGAAGTTATTGGAGGCAAGTGTTGTTGGAGGGGATCATAATTTTACATTAATGGTGGTGGAGAAGATTGAGGTATTGAAGGAGACGAATATAAATAGTAGGACGGGATTTACGAATACATCGGGGACGAGAGTGGTGCAACGTAATAATTTTAGTATGTAATTTATGCAAATTTTTTTTTATCGAATATATTTAAATGAAGGATTTAAATATAGAATTGCAATCTCCCTTTGCTCAGACAAATGATATGGGTAAACAATATTATAATCAATTTCAGAATGGGCGTGTTGTTAATATAACAGAGAAAAATTATTCCGGTATTCCATTATTTGACAGTAATAATGACAAGAAGGATAATTTTAAATATGAAGCGCTGCAGCATATTCAGACGCCAAGTCCTTTATCAATGATCTTTTTTAGTAAGATGAACATTGATAGGATACAGACAGAAATGAGGTATCAAGTATGGATACAGAGTGGCAAGAAATATGTTGTGGATAAACAGAGTCCAATTGAATTGGAGATTATTATGAGGGCGATTTATCTGCAATATAGTTTGAATCAAAATAAGAATTTCAAGGAACAGATTAATTATTTAAATAAGTTGGTATTGGATTATTGTGTGCCGAATGTATTAAGTGAAGTTCAACAATATTTAGGTTATTTAGATAATGTGCAGAAATTGCCAAATCCATTGCCATTGCCGGAGAATTTGTCATCAGCTGGAACGAGAACATTAAGGAGCGTTACTACTACTTTTTAATAAAAATAATTTATCTCTCTATAAAATAGAAAATGAATTTTTCCACAATTATATTAGGAATTGTATTGATTTTTTTTATTGTTCTTTTTATTTTATTAATGGTATATGTTTCACAAATTAATAGGGAAAAGAAAAGATCAAAGGGTGTAAGCGCGCGAATGCCACCATTAGATTATATGAGACAGATTGGATCATTATGTCCAGATTATTGGGTTTATATGGGAAAGGATCCAGCAAAGAAGGGATATCATTTGTGTCATAATAAGTTTAATGTTCCATTGGCAAACCCTGATAATAAGATGTGTTATAGTGATAAGAGTGGGAGGATAATGTCATTTAAAGATCCCGAGATGGATGCTAATGGAAAAATAAATAAAGAAGCTGAAAAAATGATGTGTGAGTTTGTGACAAATTGTGGTGAATCGGAAGGAATAACTGCGTCTTGGTTGGGAATTGGACCTGATCAGATGTCTCCTCGATATGTGGATTGTGGTAGATTATAATTCGTAAAAACGGTTTAAAATAAATTCAATTAATGTATTTAGATGATCAAGTCATTTAAATATGAATCTTTTGATGATTTTAAGAATTGTAGTGATGAGAATGTTAAAAAAATAGAGAAATGGTTTGATGATTATAATACGCATAAAAATCTTAATCTTATGGAACAAAAACTTATTTTAATTACTGGTGAAAATAACCAGCTAAAATCTAGTTTGGCTGAATTTATTTGTGAAAACTATAAATTAAATACTAGAATATTAAACATTCAGGATAGTAAAATAAACAAAGATATAAAAGAATTTATTTTACAAATTTCTAATAATAAAAATGTTTTGAATATGATTTATAAAAAGAATGAAGATATTGGAATTATAATTGATGATTTTGATACTTTATGTAATAATAATGATAAATCATTGATAACTGATTTTTTGACTTTATTTAGTGTGAAGAAGAAGGGGGTGCCAGAGTTTAAGTTGTTATATCCGATAATATTGGTATGTCAAGAGGTTGGGGACAAGAAGTTGAATGATTTGAGGAAGATTGCTTGTGAGATAAATTTGGACAAGTTGAATAGGGATGATTATTATTATTATTTGGATAGAATTTGTAGGGAGAATGGATTACATTTAACAGAAAAGCAGAAAAAATATATTTTGGATAGATTAGATTATGATTTGAGGAAGTATAATTATATTTTGGAGGATGTGATGTTAATATCGAAGGACCGAAAAAATATAAGAGATGAAGATATCGAATTTGTTGTCCAAACTTTTTCGAATAAGTCAGGTGATGATAAGATAAATGAAAATCTTGAAACAATATTCACCAGGGATTTAACAACAAGGGAATGTATTGATAAATATTATTCTGATAAGTTTTTGTTTTCATTTTTGATTCATGAGAATTATCCGTATAATATTGGGGCGAAGGTTAGGAATGAGGATAAGAATCGTTTTTTGGCAGAGGTTTCAAGAAATTTGGCTGATAATGATGTTGTGCAGAATTTAATTTTTGAGAAACAGTTATGGGATTTGAATATTAATAGTGCATTACTAACAAATGTAAATACGAATTTTTTACATCGGGAAATAATGAGAGAAAATAAAAATCCTAAATTTGAATTTAGTAGAAGAAAATATACAACTTTATTGAATAAGGTGTCTTTATATTTTACAAATAGAAAGGTGATTAATCAAATATTGCAGAAGTATGGAAATAATAATAGTGATGCATTTTATTTATCTGAATTTTTGTGTGATTGTTTAAAGAAGATTGATAAGAAAAATTTGGAAAAGGAGATGGAAAAATATATTATGCAGATATTAGCACAAATGGAGATGACAAGTGAGGATGTTGATTTGGTGTTAAGGTTAAATAAGTTGGAGGAGGATGATATTAAGAAGATTTATACAACGAAATATAAGAATTTTGTAAAAGGAGGAAAAGTTCAATAAATTTTTTTAATTTTCTAAATTATTTTTTGGAAAATTTAATCTACAATATAGCGCCGATTACACCAACAGCTTCGTGTTCGGCAAAATTGAGAACCTCATGCTCAGCAAAATGTTCGACTCCAGAAACAACAGCATGTTCAACTTCATGGAAATGATGATGATGACCCATTATATATATATATTTAAGAATTTTATTTATTTAATTTTGTAAAATTATTATTATAATAATGTTATAAAAATCTATGACATTTACAAACCCAAATGATACTCAACCGAAATCAATTTCATTAAAAGAAAATATTTCAAATATTAACTTAATCGTTCAAGGTCAAGGAGTTTTTATTTTCAAAAGTGATAAAAATAATTGCATCTTTTACATTCAAGATAACAACGAGACGAATTGTTTAAAAATAGAATTCAATAAATATGCAGTTAATGTTACAAGGCTTCCAAGAAATGAACCTTTAGTTGATGAAAATAATAAACAAGGATTAATTAATAAATCAGGTGCATATTATTGGGTAAGTTTAGATTATCAAAACCAAAGGATATATGCAGGAATTGGTGAACCTAGAAGAGAAACGCATATTTATTCATATCAATTTTATAAAAAAGATAAGATAATTTGGGAATTAAATAAAACTTTTTTAAGAAGCCTTACCAAAATTAATATTGAAAATAATTCCATTAAACCTCTTCAAATGCTTCGGGATCCAATTACATTTAATGTTCCTCTTCTTGTTAAAGATACTGACGATTTATCAATGTATGATGTGGCAAGGTGTGAATTTTTACCATCATCAAATTTGGAATTAACTGCACGGAAATTATATGACTGCATTTCAGGTAAAAATTTTATTTTGGATGATAATAATTTTCCTGACTTTTCGAAAGCAATTGAATATAACATTGCAACTCCGGGATGTTGGTGCAACACCACATTAATAAATAAAAGCAAAGAATTCAGCAAAGATCCAAATATTAAAGAAACATATTTAAGAATTACATTAGGTAGAAATAATGGTGAATCACCCGGAATTCCATATGTAATGGAAATCTGGCCAATCGGTCATTACTCTCCCATCCACAATCACGGTGGTTCCCATGCAATTATTAGAGTTCTTCATGGTTCCATCAATGTGAGTCTTTATCCTTTCTTATGTCCTGATAAAAATGAAATTCCACCATTTGCATCCAAAGACTTCTTTAAAAATGATATCACATGGATTAGCCCCAATCTCAACCAAGTGCATCAACTCAAAAACCACGAAACCAATAAAAATACTTGCATAACTATACAATGTTATATGTATGATGAAAATAACACGAGACATTATGATTATTTTGATTATTTGGATGGGGATGATAAGAAGCAGCAATATGAACCAGATTCAGATATGAATTTTATAAAATTTCGGCATAAAATGAAACAGGAATGGGAAAATCGTTCTTGGATTGATTCATTAACGTGTATGACTAAATTCTAAAAAAATGATTTAATAATTTGTAAATATAAAAAAGTATATACAAATGGAAAAAGAACCATTTTTTGAAATAAATGATTTGATTTTATTCCAATCGGATGAATTTTTACTCAGTCTCGACGTTTTTGACACTGGAAATGGAATAAATGCAAATATCATTGAATACAAAAAAGTCAAATTAAGTAAATTTCCCAATACACTTGAAGAAATTGGGAAAAAGTTTTCTTGTGAGAAAAAAATAAATAAATTTTTGGTTACGAAAAGTGAATTTACGGCAAAAATAAAATTAGATAAAAAAGATGTTTTTGAATTATCCGTCTCCCTAAAAATGAACTAATTTTTTCCCATCACATATTTGATTCTCTCCAAACCAAAACCTATTTCATGTTCCAATATTTCACCAACCTCCAACCATTTATTATAATTCTTATAATCAGCTATATTCGCTCCATTTTCTAATTGATAATAGAAAGAAATTGACCAACCACTATGTTCACTAAAATCTGGATCTTTCCAGAAGCCATCACCAGCTCCTTCCTTAACAGCTTCATCAGCATTTCTAATATAAATATTTTTTTTATTTATTCCTCCATATTCCAATTGTCCTATATAATTTTCTATACCCTCAAATCCAAATCTATTATTTCCACTTATCGATACACACCCTATTTTTCCCATATCTATTCCACAAAAATCC